CCTATGCAAAAATATTTTTTAGATCAAGTTGATGAATTTTTAAAAGGACAAAGAAGTTTAAATGATTTACCACAAGAACTACAAGCATTATCTAAGGATCTATCTAAAGATATTAAAAGTATTGTAAGTGAATTTAAAAAAGTACTACCTAAAGGTAAAGAAGCTGATGAGTTAGCAAAAGATTTAGCAACAGTTGAAATAAATAACATAGGTAAGTATTTAGTTAGATCGTTTCAAACATTTAGAAACCCAGAATATGTTCCAGATGAACAAGTTTTAAATAAAGCAGTTAATTATTTAGTTAATAATGTAATTAAAAAGAATATAAATTTAAGAGAGTCTGCTAGAAATACTTTTCCAAAATTAAAACCAGAACAAGCTTATGTTGAATCTGCTAAAATGCATGCAGAAGATATACTAAGAACAGGTAAAGCAGAAGGTAAGGCACCACTAAAACAATTAAAAGAAATAGGAACTCGTATATTACAAAATGATAAATTTAAATTTTTAAAAACAGGAGAAGAATTACCAAACGAAATTAAAAATTTATTAGGACCTGAAAGAAATTTAAAAGCATCTGTTGCTTATACTACATCAGAAGCTATTTCATCTATGGCTAATAAAAAAGCTGCAGATTATATAGCACAGTCTGGTTTAAAAAATGGTTGGTTGTTTAATAGTGTAGAGGATGCAGTTAATGCAGGTTTTATTGGTGCACAACAAATCAAAAGTGTTCCAAGATTAGGTATAATGAAATCACAATTGTTAAACAAATGGGCATCACCGGAATACGTAGAAGGGTTTGCAGGTATGGGAGGCACATTAGATAAATTAGTACAAATGGCTTTTTATCGTCACGCATTGCAAGCTAAGGTTGGTGTACAGATTGGTAAAACATTATACTCACCACAAACACAAGTTAGAAATGTTACATCAGCTTCTTTCTTTGCACTAATGAATGGTCACGTTGGTAGTAAAGCAAGTGTTACAGATGCAATGAGAATTGTTGCAAGAGATATATTTAAAGCAGGTGGTAATAAAATTGATGAAGTAGAGTTTAATAACTATGTTGAAAAATTAGTTAGACTAGGCGTGTGGGATGAGAACGTTGTAGCATCAGAAATGAAGTCAGTTTTAAGTCAAATAAAAGAGGGTTCTATAAATACTACAGATGCTTTGTTTGACAAACTAATGAAGATGGCACCTACAGATAAAGTTGCAAGATTGTACGCAGGTGGAGATAACTTGTGGAAAGGTTATGGTTTTGAATATGGTAAGTCACAACTGTCAATGGCTTTAAAAAATTTAGATGAAGTTAAAGAATGGTTTAGATATATGGGTAAAGAGTTTGAGCCTATTAATCAAATCACAGGGGTTAAAAAAACATTTGACGATGCAATAGAAGAAGGTTCTGCTTATCTTTTAAGAAATACTTACCCAACATATAGTAAAGTACCTCCTGTTATTCAAGAATTAAGAAAGCTTCCTCTTGGAAACTTTATATCTTTTCCAGCAGAGATACTTAGAACAGGTGCTAATATTATTAGCACAGGTCTAAAAGAAGCTGCACACCCTAACAGAGCAATACAGCAGATGGGTATAAGAAGATTAACAGGTGCTTTCATGACTAGTTATGCAGTTGGAAAAGGGTTTACAGAACTTTCACAGTTCTTAACTAACTCAACAGATTCACAGTGGAACGCGTACAAAAGATCATCAGCTGCCTCTTGGGATGCAACATCCAACTTGTTGGCTGTTAAAGGTTGGAAAAATGGCGAAAGTGCTGCAATTAATTTTTCATATTTTAGTCCTTATGATAGTTTATATCAACCATTAGATGCTGCACTTGCACAAGCACAAAAACAAAATTTAAACCCACAAGAAACAGAACAATTTGTTATGAATTTAATGTTTGGAGACGAAGGTCCTGTGATGAAATTTTTAGAACCATTTATATCTGAACCTTTAGGTTTCGATAGATTTATAGATGTTACTACTAGAAATGGTAGAAAAGATGGTGGAGGATCTGTGTATACACAATCAGATGATCTTGGAGATAAATTTATTAAATCATTAACTTATGTATTAGATGGTGTTAAGCCTGGTATAATAACAAGTGGTCAGAAAATAGGTGATGCGTTATCCAAAGATTTAACTAAAGGCGGTAAACCAGTTAACTTGTCTGATGAATTACTAGCATTGTTTACTGGAACACGGATCATTAGAATTGATGTTAAAAAAGATCTTAGATATTTTACATCTACAATGAATAGATTGTTAAGAGCTGTTGATGAAACAGAAGGTTTTTATGACGTAAAAGATTTTGCTAACAAAACACCAACAGACATGATCAACACATTTAATGAAATGCAAAAAGAAGCCTATAGAATACAAAAAGATATGTATATTAGAATTAAAGACTTGGAATTATTAGATTTAAAAAAATCTAAAATATTTGAAATTATGAAAAGATCAGGTACATCAAGAAAAATTATTAATAATTTATTAGCTGGAAGATTTACTCCAGTTAATTATTCTAAACCTAGATTTGAAAGTAAAGTTAGAACAGTAAAAGAA